AAAATGCCCAAACTCAAATATCGCTTCAGAGTGTTATTTGAAAATTTCGGAGCCGCTAACAATGCTGCACCTGTAACAGAATTGACCAAGCAGGTGATTGATTTTACCCGGCCAACTGTTACTTTTGCACAAATTGATTTGCCAATTTACAATTCCACAATCAAGCTGGCTGGCAAGCATTCATGGAATGATATCACCTGCAATCTGCGTGATGATGCTGGCGCAAATGTACAAAAACTTGTGGGCGAACAGCTACAGAAACAACTGGACTTTATGGAAATGGCCAGCGCCAGTGCTGGTATTGACTACAAGTTCATTACCAAATTTGAAGTGCTGGACGGCGGCAACGGTGCTGTACAACCAGTGGTTCTTGAATCATGGGAACTGTACGGTTGCTACCTGAAAGAAGTAAACTACAACGACGCCAACTATGCTTCCAGTGAAGCAATGACCATTGGATTGTCGATCACATTTGACAATGCCAATCAAGTTGTTGGTGGCGGTGTTGGTTCAGCAGGCACATTGGTTGGTCGAGCAGGAGACGTTGCTACTGGCGTAACTACTGGACTCTAATGAGTTTTGGACAAGATTTTCTCAAAGGTTTTATTGGCGACAACGGGTTAAGAGATTATACCCACGCTAGTAAAACCTTTCGCACGAATGGCTACGAACTTGCGCCTCGGCTCAAGTTTCTGTTCCATACATATTTCAATCTGAATCCACAAATACCCGGCGTACAACAACTGTTGGGCAACGGCAATGTTGCCAGCATAGGATTATCTGTCAAAACAGTCGACCTGCCCAGTTATCAAATCAGTGTTGACACACTGAATCAATACAATCGTAAGCGCCTGGTACAAAGTAAAATTAAATATCAGCCCATTCAAATAACATTCAACGATGACGGCGGCGACCTAATTCGTAATTTGTGGTACACTTATTTTAACTATTACTACAAAGATCCAGTGAACAAGTACGAAGGTGTTCCCAACACCAATGGCAACAGTGGCGATTTACAAACAACACCTGCAGGATTCAGTTACAACGCCAGCGATACCTACAGCAATCGTTTTGTGAACGACTGGGGCTACGCTGGCGAATCATATTCAGACGGCACATTCACTGGCGCTGGAAAACCTGCATTTTTTAAAGACATTAAAATTTACGGCCTAAATCAACACAAGTTTGCTGCGTATGTGTTGATAAATCCCATGATCACCGACTGGCGCCACGACACCTACGACTACAGTCAAGGCAACGGCACAATGACACACACTGTCACAATAGATTATGAAACTGTAAAATATTATTCTGGTGCCATTGGTGCAGCACGACCAGATACCAATGTGGTTGGGTTTGCTGATCCAAATTATTATGATCAAATTAGAAGTTCGTTGGCACGGCCCGGCAGTCAGGCCACTGTGTTGGGTCAAGGCGGACTGCTTGATGCTGGAGTGGGTATAATGGAAGATATTCAAGCCTTGGCCTCTGGCAACGGAAGTCTTGCCAATGTGTTGGGCGGAGTACAAAAAGCTCTCAATGTGAATGCCACATTGAAAAAGAACTCCATTGGCGATTTGGTAAGAAACGATGCCAAAACAGTACAACAAGATGTGTTGCGCAACAGCTTGCCCGGCGCAGTTAGAGCTGCTGCAAATTCAGTCAACAGTCAAATATTTCCCAAGGCACCACGATAATGGGCACCATTAACGATACCAACTACAACATAGATCTCACAGTTCGTGTGTTTGACGAATTTTACGGATTTGAATCGGTTGTTCCTGTGAATGAATGGGACGCTGTGAGTTCGTATTTTGAATCAATCTACACCACACGAGAAGCAGCAAGAAATTTTGCAACTGCCATATTCAGAGTTGCTAACCAACAAGGCATATCTGCCATGACCTTGCTGGCACAGATACAAACAGCCAGCGGTCCAGCAGAATTAGATATAACCATTGCGTACTATCTCAATAACCTGCGCAGCAACAGCACTTTGTTGGGTGTGTCACAGCCGGTGCAGCCAAACTACTATGCAGCCCGCAATGTCCGAGCATGAGCAAGTTTGCACAAGGTCCCTACACCGTTAAAAATGCCGCCAAGTATGTGGGCAAGGGTGTTCCGCGTTATAGATCGGGCTGGGAGTTGTCATTTATGCAATTTCTCGACAACAACGACCATGTGATGCAATGGGCCAGTGAATCAATTCAGATACCCTATCGTAATCCCATCACTGGCAAACAAAGCATATATGTTCCGGACTTTTTGATCACCTATAGAACACGGCAAAACACCCTGATTGCTGAAGTGGTTGAAATCAAACCCAAGAAACAAAGCGTAATTGAAAGCAAAATGAGCAACCGAGATCGTATGGTAGTTGCTATCAACTATGCCAAATGGGACCAGGCCACCAAGTGGTGCAACCGTAACGGCTTGAAGTTCCGTGTCATTACTGAAGACGACATGTTCAGGAACGGCGGAAAATAAGCTACCCTAAACCGTAGATGCGGTAAATACGGCATGACGAGAAAACTTGAAGAGCTTTTTGATTTGCCATCCGGCACCGCTGACACAGATGAAACTGTGACAGACATTGCGGCCACACAATACAGCATAACAGAAATTGATTCGGCCATTGACAAAATTGATGCAGCCCTGCCCGGCATCCGCGACCTTGAAACCAGCGATAAAGAAATGGATGATTTGGCTGTCAAAGCAACAGAAACATTCGACGATCTAATGGATCTTGGCATGCAGGTGGACAGTCGTTATGCCAGCGAAATATTTGCTGTGGCCGGTGCCATGCTGGGTCATGCACTCACTGCCAAAACAGCCAAGATGAACAAGAAATTAAAGATGATTCAGTTGCAGTTACAAAAAGCCAAACTGGATCTTGACAAGGAAAAAGCTGCTGGTCACGACGACGATGACGACCCTGCTGCAACTGCCGAAGGACAAGTGCTGAGCCGCAATGATTTACTTGAGCGCTTGATTGGCACACGGGATCAAAAGAATAAACCTGCATAAATATCATATAGGGATCAAACATGAAACACTTCAGAGAATATTTGTTAGAAAACGAAAGAGTATACAACTACCGCATTAAAATCGCCGGTGATACTCCCAAAGACTTTGTTCGAGCTCTTGAAGAAAAACTTCAACAGTTTGACATTGTTAAAATTTCTGCACCAAAAACAACGCCGGTTATGGCCAAGTTGGCAGACTTTCCAGCGTTTGACAACGAAAGTTGCACACACATGGATGTGGAGTTTCGCTATCCAGCCATTGAACCACAGATACAACAGATAGCACAATTGCTGGGCCTTGATCCAAATCGTGTGCGTATGTTGACTGTGCCATATGAAAACAGCAATGAAAAACTCACTGCTGATGTAGAAGCACAAAACAAAGATTTACTAAATTCTCCTTACCCTGCTCCGGACGCTGAACAAAAGGCCTTGTACAAGGACTACTCGGCTGCACCGATGGATCATGCAGTGTTGAAGAATACCTATCGCAGTGAATTCACAGTGGCTGGTGGCAAGACACCACCTGCTGTGACCACAAACAGTTTACCAATGGGCAACAAGAGCCCAATGACTTCGGTCAAGCGTCCACCACGCCCAGCAACTGGTTACAACCCAAGAGGATAATCCCCATGACATTTTTTTACGACCTAAACAAAAAACTCAACACCATTCGTGAATTGCCCGAAACTACTCACAAGCAACTGAACGAACGTGCCAACAGCAAAGCTGTTAAAGAAGGCGGACTTGGCGCTGCCGTTGGCGGCGGTCTGGGAGCATTAGCTGCTGGTCCTATAGGTGCTGCAACTGGTGCTGCTGTTGGCCATTACGGTGAAAAAGGCCTCGAAGCTGAAAAAACACAAGAAGGCATGAGCCGTGCTGCCAAGGGCTACGAAAAATACGGCAAAGAGGGTATGGAAGCACTGGCCAAGGCCGGACGCGATGATGCCAGTGCCAATACCATGGATGCCATCCGTAACAGATATAACAAGTATGACAATGAAGAAGTAGACGAAGGCATGGGCATGACCGACGAAGGCAATGCATTTTCAGACCAACTAAGAAAAACTCCCAAGGGCGGCAAATTCAAAGTAGGTGGCAAAGAATACACAGACACAAGTAATCTTGAAGAAGTTGGTATGACTCCAAAACAAAAGTCGTTTGCTGCTTTAGCTCCTCCAAAAGACAAAATTACTTTTGCCGACAAAATTGCCGGCGCCAAAAAAGAAGTTGACGAAATGCTGGGTGACGTTGCTGCTGAAGCAATGAAGAAAGCTCTAGGTGGGGGCAGTGGCCGCAATGCTGAGATGGACGAAGCCAGTGACGACAATGCATTCACTGCACACAAGCGTGCCCGTGCAGAAACACCCAAAGTGGGCACAATCACTCATGGTTCCAAACATGATGTGGAAGAAATTCCCGGTGGTCGCAGAGTTACTCGTCGCACTGATGCACAAGGTATCTCAGTTGGTAGCGAAACTGATGACGAAGGCAACAAAAAAGAAAAGCGTACCAAAGCCGGTAGACCAGACGGCTCTGGCAAAAAGATTGGTGCCAAAGGACCGTCAGGCAAGTCAAAATTGATGACCCGAGAAGGCGATGTAGACATAACTGATCAAGGCGAATACGATCAAGAAGGCGACATGGCCAAAGACAGCATCAAGACCATTGTGCGTCATGCACAGGCCTTGAGCAAAGTCCTAGGCGACAACGACAACTTGCCAGAATGGGTACAATCCAAATTGGCCAAGATTGAAAGCATGATGACTGCGGTAGATGACTACATGCAGAATCAAGAAACTGACCAAGACGATGAAATGGCCATGGGCGAAGAAAAAACTTCTACTCGTGACAACCGTGCTGAAAGAGCTGGCAAGCGAGTGGCCAAAGACATTGAGTATGATGAAAAGAAAAAAGATGGTATCCATGGCAGCCGCCGTGGCAGCGAAGACAACAAGGCCGAAAAGGCCGGCAAGCGAGTGACCAAAGACATCGAGCACGATGAAAAAGAAGACGACGAAAAAGAAGACAAGCCCAAGAAGTCCAAGAGCAAGTTCAAGTTTGGTGGCAGTGTGTATGAAAACCTAGATGCACAGTTGGAAACCCTGATCAACGAAAGCATGAATGTCACCGTCAACATGGCCACAAGCGACGACGGTCAAGGCGACAACACTATCACTGTCACTGCCAGCGGCGAAGATGCCATGACATTGGCTCAGTTGTTAAAGAGTGCTGGACTAGCACAGAGTTCACATTCAGGTTGCTCCACTTGCGGTCAAAGCAGTTGTGGTTGCGAACAAGTGGATGAGAACAGTCCAGACTATCCAACCAATACTGAAACCAGCAACAATGCATTTCAGTATTCGGGTGGTTTAAACAAGCCCAAGTCAACCGGACAAACAACTACTCCTGTGCTGGCCAGTCAACTGCGCCGCCAGGTCAGTATGGAAGAAAGTGTAAAGATTGAACGCAATTTGTTTGACCTATATAAAAATTTTGCAAAATAAACGACAAAGGAAAACAAAATGCCAACACAAGTAGTCAATGCAGCAGGCAATGTATTATGGACCTCCGACAAGGTAGAAATTTCTGCGGTAACTGATGTTACATTTCAAGTGGGCGTAACAGAACTTGGTAACACTGCCAACATCACCGGTAACTTGTATGCCAATGCAGTATCTGTGCCAGCCGGCACTTCAACACAGGCCTATGTTGGTGTGGGCAATCGACTTTATCTCACTGGTAATACCTTTACTGCGGTAGCACTAGGAACAGAAAGTTCTGCTCAGGCCAGCATATACACTGGCCCATCTTACGGCGCTGTGTAACAGTATCATATGAGAGCTACAGAATTTGTTTTGGAAGCTAGCCAGGGCAAAATATCTAAACGTCAACAACAATCAACCCGTGGGTTAAATATTTTCTCAAAGAAAATAGACACTTATGACAGGATGTATGATTTGAATCGTTTAATGATGGCAGTTGCAAGCAGTGACGGAGTAAACCCAATTGAGATGGACAGTGAAAGTTGGGTAGGTAAACACAATACCACACATCCCTACACTAAAGAAGAACAGGCCATGCTCAAGTTGGCATACAAAGCAGCCGACCTAGAATATATAGATTTAAACAACGGTGACATGGACAGTGAAGAACTGCCGGATACAAATGTCAAAAGCATAGTTAAACCCTTCAAAGGCTATCCAAGATGAGAGCTCGTGAGTTTATCGCGGAGCAAAAAGATCTGCCACATGAATATGCTGATCCGATGCGTTATACCTTTGTGATTCCCGGGCTCAGTGCCAGCGATCCTTATAACAACTACAGGTTTGGTGTGGCCATGGCTCGAGCAAGAAGTGATGCTGGCACCGACGGGCTAACCAAAGATATGCCTGAGTGGAGCTCAGAAACAGCATTTGGTGAACACGGCGTGGTAGTGGGCATGAACAGCGATATTGAACAAATTATTGATCAAGCACTGGTAATGACTGACACTGCCGGCGGCAAAAAATTAGTTGGCTCGCCCAACAGTGAAGAACCCGCATTTGTTGATACACAAAGTCCTGTCAAGGCATTCAAAGGCTATCCAAGATAATGGCCAATCCACCACCACCATACGACGACATCACCGGTATCAGTCGTTCGGTGATGAAAGACAATGCACAAGTAACAATAGAAAACTACAACGGCAATGCCAGGCCCGGCGAATTGGTTGTTGATCAACTCACTGATCAAGTGTACATTGGCAACAGCTCGGGTGCATTGACACAGATTGCTGCGGGCATCAGAAACGGTGGAGTTAGTGGACTGCCTGCAGGATTCTTCCAATTGGCCTACAACCCCACCACTGGTGAAATTGTTTACTATACTTAAAATTTTAAAATGAAAAAACTACTCTTACTCCTACTCATTGTGCCTGTGTTGGCAGCGGCACAACCCAAACAAAAACCTGGTGTGACCTATGACGCCGTGATCACCAGAGTCATAGACGGTGACACTGTGGCTTTTCAAGCAGACTTTTTGCCTGCACCACTCAAAAAAGAACTCAGTATTCGTGTATACGGTGTGGACACTCCTGAAAAAGGACATCGTGCGGCTTGCCCAAGTGAAGCACAGCGTGGCGAAGCTGCAAGTGCATTTACCAAACAAGCTGTTGCAGCCAGCACCAAGCGTCAGGTTGTGCTGATGGACTGGGACAAGTATGGTGGTCGAGTACTGGGCGATGTCTTACTCAATGGCCAAAGTTTGCGAGTCATGCTGATACAAAATGGATTTGCACGAGAATACTACGGCGAAGCCAAAACATCCTGGTGCCAATGATCTGCCTGTAAATACAGGATGAGTAATTTTTACTGTGCTGCTCCCTGGCGAGGCCTTCATATAAATGTCCGCGGCGACATCAAAACTTGCTGTGCTGGCAATCCCAATATGCTGGGCAATCTCAACAGCAAAACAATTGAACAAGTATTAAACGGTCCAGAGCTAACAGAAATTAGAAAAACATTGGGCCAAGGCAAACAACATCCTTATTGTTTCAACTGTATCAATGCCGAAACAAACAGCACCAGCAGCGAGCGTAAATGGCACAACAATATAAATGAGGGCTTTGATACTACACAAGCCGGTGACAATTACCATTTCCCCGCACTGCTTGATATAAGATGGAATACCACTTGTAATTTAAGCTGTAATTATTGTGGGCACCTGGACAGTTCAACATGGTCTGCACTTAAAAAAATACCAGTAAACACCAGCACTAGGAAATACTATGAAGATGTGTGTGATTTTATTGCTAAACATCGGCAGCATGTAAAAGAAGTAGCACTGGTTGGTGGTGAACCCTTGCTGTTGCCAGAAAATGAAAGATTGCTGGATGTGCTGCCAGAAGATTGTGTGATAACTGTCATTACCAATCTAAGCAACCCGTTGGAAAACAACAAAATATTTAAAAAACTAGCTCAACGCAAAAATGTTGGGTGGAGCATGAGTTTTGACAACATTGGTCCGCAATTTGAATATGTCCGTCACGGTGCAACATGGTCCATGCTTTTACATAATCTTGACATACTACAACCCATCATGAATGACCCTGCTCGCAAGCACTGGGGAGGAATACATGCAGTTTATAATTTGTATAACGCCACAAGACTGTGCGAACTCAAACAGTTTGCTGTGGACCGAGGATTGTCGATACGCTGGCAAAATCTCAGTGGCCCGGTGGCAGTTGATACTCGCAAACACGGTGTTGAAATTGCAGCACTAGCTGCGGCAGAAATTGAAAAATTTTTTGCCACATTTGACCCAAGTGAAGAAGAAAAAATGTTGTTTGGTGCTGCTCTGCAACACTACCAGTCTGTGACTGAATCCAATCCTGATATGATTACAGTATTACAAAAATTTGTGTCAGATATTGAAGATGTGTACCATCCTGATTCCAAAGGTCAATTTGCCGCACTGTGGCCGGAGTTAAATAAAAATTATGGCTAAAAGTTTAGAAGGCGTACTGATCAAAGCACCACATCGTCGGCAAGCATTCACCGAAGATGAGATGATAGAATTTATGCACTGCGCCGACAGTGCAACTGGCCCAGCCTATTTTCTTGATCATTATTTCTACATTCAGCATCCCACACAAGGAAAGATGCTGTATCATCCATTTGAGTATCAGGCGCGACTGATTGACGTTTACCACAATTATCGTTTCAGTATATCAATGATGCCGCGCCAAACTGGTAAAAGCACCAGTGCAGCAGGATATCTGCTGTGGTATGCAATGTTTGTTCCGGATTCAACTATTCTCATTGCAGCACACAAGTACACCGGTGCTCAAGAGATCATGCAGCGCATTCGTTTTGCATACGAGCTGTGTCCGGATCACATTCGAGCCGGTGTCACTAGCTACAACAAAGGCAGTATAGACTTTGAAAATGGCAGTCGTATTATATCAGCCACCACAACTGAAACAACTGGTCGTGGTATGAGTATATCATTGCTGTACGCTGACGAATTTGCATTTGTGCGCCCTACCATTGCCAAAGAATTCTGGACCAGTATCAGCCCAACTTTGGCCACTGGTGGTAAAGCAATCATCACAAGCACACCCAACAGCGATGAAGATCAGTTTGCATTGTTGTGGAAAAGTGCTCTCAAGTGCGAAGACGAGTACGGCAACCCAACTCCATTGGGCATAAATGGATTCAAAGCATTCCGCAGTTTTTGGCAAGAACATCCAGACCGTGACGAGGCCTGGGGCAAAAGCATGGAAGCCCAGTTGGGCGTTGATCGATTCCGCCGAGAGATCGGATGCGAATTCATCATCAATGATGAAACACTGATTGCTCCAGCCGTCTTGGTCGAGCTGCAAGGCCAGCACGATCCGCTGTTTAGAACCGGTCAAGTGCGCTGGTACAAGAAGCCTGAGCCCGGCAAAATCTATGTAGTGGCATTGGATCCCAGCCTGGGCACTGGCAGTGATCCTGCAGCCATACAAGTTTTTGAAGCCAACACTACTACACAGATAGCCGAATGGCGTCACAACCGAACTGCAATTCCGGCACAGATACGCATACTGGCAGATATTTGTAAATTCATAAATGAAACTGTAAAAGATTCAAAGAGCATCTACTACAGCATAGAAAACAACACCATCGGTGAAGCAGCACTTATTTCTATTGCTGAGTACGGCGAAGAAAAAATTGAAGGATACTTTCTAAGCGACAACTCAGTAGCCGGCGGCGCAAGACGCATACGAAAAGGCTTCAATACTACACATAAAAGCAAGCTGTCGGCCTGCAACAAGTTAAAAATTTTGGTAGAATCTAAAAAAATGCAAATCAACAGTGCGCCGTTAATATCAGAACTAAAAACATTTGTGGCGCACGGCACCAGCTATGCGGCCAAGCCCGGCGAAACAGATGACCTAGTGATGGGCACAGTGCTGGCCATTCGCATGATGATGCTGCTGCAAAATTATCACACTGAGATGGACTCGCAAATGCGTGATTTTGGGGATACTATGGTGGAACCAATGCCGTTTTTTGCCACATTCCGTTAATGCTAAAACTTTAATAAATACACTATGGCACAAAATAATCCAGGACAACAACTTTCAGACCTTTTGGTCACCCGTGGCTACGACCCTGAGATGCTGGACAGCGCAGGCAAAGCAGCGACCACAGCACAAGATGCTGAAATTTTCAGCTTTGATTTTGTCACAGCAAATGGCACCAATCACGGATCAGTGGTTGTGATGCTGGGCGATGACAAAGAATTAACTGTGTTCAGCGGCGACAATGTTGGCCGTAACATGGACAGCGAAGACAAAACAGAATGGTACGAGTTTCAGCATCAGTTAAAAAACTTTGCCACAAAGAATTTTATGACATTTGGCAGTCAAAACATCAACAAACTCAAATACAGCATGAAAGGGCAAGCAGCCCTTAAAGAAGGCCTGTGCGAAAGTTGGAACGGCACAAAAAATGTCAGTTGGAACGGTGGCCCAGACTCTGTTCGACTGATGATACGGCACAAGCGTCCAATGGGCATTGACGAAGCCAGATTCCGTCAGGTAGAAAGCCTGTTTGTGGAAACCGCAGATGGTGAACGCTATCGGTTGCCATTCCGTAATTTGGCCGGCGGCCGTGCCATGGTCGAACATGTTCGCCAAGGTGGCCGGCCATATGACATGCGTGGGCAACACATTGCCACTATAATTGAAGAACTCAATGTGTTGAGTCGTTTTCGCAGAGCCAGCAAAGGTCAAGTGTTTGAAGGCGACACAGCCAATTTAGTAGCGGAAACCAACCACTACTACGAAACAATGTGCCGAACTGTAAAGGGTCTGTCATCCAGCAAAGGCTACAACAGCTATTTTGAAAGCTGGAATCCCGGCGATGTAACCGAACAAGATTTGATCATTGAAGATATCAAAACATTATTCGTGCAAGAAACAATTGATTCGCGAATCGAACAGGCCCTACCTATTTTGGCCCGCATACAACAACAAGGAACCGCTATGAAAGAAGCAAATATATTTGAAGCCTGGGCTGACCGCCTAGTAGAAGGCACATGGGCAACACCAAATACCCCGGAACAAAAAGAACAGTTGATTGAGCTGCTGTCAACGGAACTGCCAGTTGGTGCCGACGCTACCAATGCAACAGAACAGTTGTACAGTTTGTTTGGCGATGATGTATTGTTTGATCAGTTGCAAGAACTGGCCGATGCTGATGCCAATGCTGATGCTCGTGAATTGGTCATTGCTCGTATGACAGAATTGGCAGACGGCGGATTAGATTCTGATCTTAAAGCAGTACTTGCTGCGTTAGAATCCACAGTGCCCGAACCACAAGCTGTAGACAGTCCAGAAGTCGTAGACAGTCCAGCACCAGCACCAGTGGCCGAAGGACAAGGTCCAAGTGAAGCAGAACGATTGGATCATTACCATGATCTCAAAGCCAGCGGCATGGATCCTGATGCAGCTGAAGCTGAAGCATACGGCACAGATGACTGGTACAATGACATGAACGAACAAGATCCCATTGCTAGAATGATGGAAATGGCAGGCATGTCTGCTGCGAGCGGTGCATCTGCCGGCGACTATATTGATTATGTAAATCCCAAAACTGGACTCCCAACATCAGGACAACTGCGTGAGTTTGGAGGCGATGCTACACAATTCAGTACTCCCACACAGAGTACTCCTACTACCGAACAGCCACCACGCCGTGGATACTCAATCATGTTGACCGGCAAGCCAGGTAAGGATTGGATGGCTGAGTATGCTTGGCAAGCATTAGAAGCAGTGTTCCCAAGAGATTATCCTGGTAATTCATCAGTGTCAAATTATTCGGGTGATAAGACTGTAACTCCTGCTATGGCAAAGATACTGGAAGTTGCCAAACAAGGTTCGGCTGTGGTTAAAACAGGTATCACTAGTGAAGACATTGCAGAAACTCTAGTGGCAAAGTTAGCAGCCAACAGAATCCCTGCACAGTACTGGCGTGTTACTAGCGAAGATCTTGATGAAGGTCAAGACCAGGCACAGACCAGGGAAGTTGATGCCAAAGGTCGCACACAATCTCAATGGATACAAATGGTCAAAGCCAAGTTTCCAGATGGTAAAATGATTCAGTCCAAAATGCCTGATGGCCCTGTGCAAGTAACTTTGCCCGATGGCAGAAGACTTGGATGGCGCAAAGTAGAAAAGATCGATGAAATCTTAAATCCAAGTTCGGCCCTGGCCGCTTTTCTTAGAGGGGTAGCATCAGTTGCTGGAGATTTAATGCCGGCGGCACTGGCGGGGGTCGCAACTACGGTTGCGGCATCTGCGTTAGTTGGGCCATTGGCAGGTGTGTTGATGGGCACCACAGCAGGTAGTGCATTATTTCAAGCAATGCAAAATCAACAGAACCGAGTTCCTGGGATGCTTCAGAAACTCATTGAAAAATACTTTGGCAGCGAGGCTGAACAAACAGAATTTTTAGTACTACATGCCAAAAACGCATATCAGGGACAATCTGAATTTAGATGGCGTGGCAAACAATGGCCAGTGACATTACGGAAAAATGACGCTGAAGCAATCATTGAAAAGAACGACAAGTATTGGTTAGATGCAGAAAAACAAAAAACAATGGACGCTGAAAAAGCAAAAGATGATATGAACAAAGAGCAAGTTGTAACAGAAGGTCAAGGTGCAACTACCTATACTGTTGCTTATAAAGATCCTAGCAAGCCAGGCAAATCATACAGCACTCAGGTCAAGGCTACCAGCGCAGCCGAAGCAAAAGCAGCATTCCAAGAATGGGACACTACAAATCGTTTCACTTACTTGGGTTCCAGACCCGATGTTGATACAGTTTATGAAGAGCAAGGTGTGACGGAATCAGCAGAACTCAACACCATGCTGAAATATGCTGGTATCCCAGTGGCCGAAAGCCGCGTACTAGACGAAGCCGGCGAAACACTCGATCACATCTTGAATCGTTTCAAACACGAAGTCAAACAGTTTGAACAAGGCCACGACTTGGATTCCGACCTGTATGAAGCCCTGTTTGACTACTATTCAGACGCAGGAGAACTGCCGTATGGTATTGCCAAAGCACGCACCGGTGACCCGTTTACCTGGGTCAGCGACCAGTTGGCACAACATCTCGGAGTAAATGAAGGCTGGAAGGGGCAATTGGCCGGCGGAACTGTTGGCGGCACAATAGGTACATTGGCCGGCCAGGCAGTAGCTGGCCCGCTCGGAGCAGCCGTAGGCGGCGCATTGGGCGGCACAGCAGGCGGCATGGTTGGTGATGCGATGGGCGGCGAAGATCAATTAAACGAGGTTGCCCCTTTACTAGCAGCAGGTGCAAGAGCCATTATGCCGTTATTGGCTAGAGTTGGTCCTGCATTGGGTCGTATGGCATCTGGCGCAAGCAAATCAGGCGCAGAAGTTGCCGGAAAAGCAGCCACAGGCATCGGCCGCAGCACAGCAGACGTTGCTAAATCTGCCGCACAAAATGCTGATAAAATTGGGATTGGTTTAGGTGCATACCAAGCTATTACCGATATAGCAAACAGTACTATGGGCGGTGTTGGTGAAGTATACCGAGACGCTGGTCAAGCCGCTGCGGCAATCGCACAAGCAGTGGGCAATGCAATTGACGGAAAAACTGTTGCCGAACTAGCAGCCACCGCAGTTAAGTACGCAATACCAATTGGTATACTGCTAGCGGTATTATATGGCGGTAAAAAACTCATTGATCAAGTAATGAGCGAAGGGCAGCATACACAACATGGCATGGATGCCAATGCGGGCCGTGACGATTATGAAGATGAAAAATTGGCCAACATCGAGCCAATGAGTTTCAAACAGGATCCAATTCAAGCAACCACAGACCGTGCTCTCAAATACGGCGCACAAGGTGTAAACAAGTTGCGTGATTTGTTCCGCGAAGACGAACAAGT